AATAATAATAAATATAAATAAATTATAAATAAAACAAAAACAAAAACATTTCCATTTTTAAATTTCGCGCAACTGTAGCAAGAAATTTATTTTTTTTCTGATTTTAGAAAAAAAATTATGTTTCATTGTTTTTTTTGGGTTTAGAATCTTGATTTGGATCAGAATATTTATCAATTTCTATTTTTTCTTTATCATAATCTCTGCCGAGTTCGGCGGAGGCTGTTTTCTTGCTTAAAATACCTAAGTTCATTTGGATTTCTATTGCTTTAGTATCTTGTAATAAATTTCTATGAATAAGAATTGGGAAAGTTATATTGCAAGTTTTATTTGTTTCAATAAATTTTGAGGTTGAAGTATTATCTTTATTGTATATATTTTGAGTAGTTTTTTTTGGGAGATAGTTTAATTTAATGCCATAAGAAATAACATCAAAATAAAGATTACAAATAATTTTTTCCAAAATATCTTGAAATGATTCAAATAGTTTAACCCCTGGAGATTCGCTAACAAGTGTTGAAGAATAATTAGAATTAGAAGCATCACCTGTTACCATATATTCTGGGAGACCACCAGAACCGGCTGCAATCATAAGCAAAATTGCTCTTCCATCATATCGAGTATCCCAAGCTTGCAAATTAGGTGATTTGAAATCCCATTCAATACCTTTTGAAAGAATAGCGGCACCAGGTTTTATTTCATTTTTTTTAAAACTAGTTCCGGATGAATCAAGATAAGAACTATCAGTAAACAAGTCTTTTGTTGAAGTTACAGAAGATTGAAGTGGTTTACCTATCAAAGCAAACATAGAACGTAATTTATTTAGGTGTATTCTGTCATCTAACCAATTCCGGTAGCTAACAATATCTTTTGCAATTCCAACAAAAAAACTCATTCCTCTTTTTTCGTTAGAATCGACATTGTATTTATAATGAATAATTTCATTTGCAGGTATTTTTTCTTTATATTCTACATTATTTATTGAATATGACCTATGATAAAATTTAACATCTTCAACATCATTCGGGTTTGTTTCAATGCCATAGGAGAAAAAATCGGATTTTATTTCTTTTGGGTCTATGAATCTTATTTTAATAGGAACATCAACATCATTTGTATAAAAAACACGTATAAAGATTTCACCGTCTCTCAGTATTCTTCGCAAAATTTCTTTTAGTTTCAAGTCAAATTTATTTGCAACAGCGAATTTATTCCAAAAATCAAAAATTATAGGTTCAGTATCAACAGGAGAAATTGAGCATTTGCTTCCAATAACAAAATTTACAGTAAGCCTAATAATACCACGAGCGAGCGGATTTTTATAGAATAGATTTTTTGCTTGCTCTTGCATATTAAGATGTTCAGATTCAGAATAATATTCTTTTCTATCGTTTAGGATAGTCCACGATGATTCTTCTTTGAATCTAGACTCATTTTTAATTAGATTGGAAAATTTTTTAATTCTTAATAATTCCAATTTATATTGTTCTCTTTTAAGTTTAAACTTTTCAAACATAATTTTATACCGGTGTGAATGTTAATGCAAGACTGTCAACAAAATCGGGAGAATGACCAAGTTTTTTGTTTAAGTCTATTTTATTTATGATTTTGACTTTACCATTACTTGTATACTGCCATTCGATAGAAGCCAGTTCTTCGTCAAGTTCTGTGTTTGGAGGTAGCATTAAATCGAATCCAACTTTAGGGTCTAGAGAATCCCGCAGAGTCCAAAGCAAATAGTCTCTCATACAAACAAACTGTTTAAGATTAAAATAATCAGACAAACCAACAGCGGAGAAAGAGCCTTTACACGAGAAACAATTAGATATATGTTGCTCAGCAAGTCTAGAGAAAATGCCAGCACCTTCGCCTGCAGTATCAATCATAAAATAGCCTGGATTATTTTTTTGTGAATCTATAATGTAACCGCAGATATTCATATGTATCAGATCATCTTTAGGGAAATTCATTGAGCGAATAGAGCTGACGAAATTATGGTATCTATCGGTAAAAACTGTTTTGTCAACACCTTTTCCGGCAACATCAACGCCGGTGATTTTTTTTCCAAAAATTTGTTTTCCGTTTTGAACTTCCCAAAGTTTATGGCTTCGTTCAATCCATTCTATAGGTATTAGGTCTGAGTCTGTGCTATTTCCATATAGACCTAACACTCTAATTCTGAAAGGATCAAGAGGGTGATAATATTTACCTTTCCAAAGAAAGTCAACCTCCTGTGCGTCTTGTTTTTCAACAGGGAAACTCCAGCCACTTTTTCCGACTTTGTCGTCAACCCACTTCCAATCAACCTGTCCGGGGATTTTGTTTTTTTTATAATCATTAAAAGTTAATTTACCGTCAATGTATTTTTGATAATTAATAACATTTGGAGCGTTCATTGAATTAAGTCTGAAATGAGTGTAACGTGGGTCTGAGAGAGATTTATAAGATTCACCTGATTTACGTAATGGGTTAAAGACAATAAGCAATTTTGAATTACCTGTTAATATTCCATCTATGTTCTCAAACAAATCATCAGATATACCGGAAGCCTCGCTAACGATTACAAAAATATTTTCGCTATGGAATCCCTGCCACGCTTCTTTGGATTTATCTGCTGCTTTGAAACCAATGAGGAAATGATTGTCAGATTCGGGGAATTTAATTTTGGTTTTGGTTTTTTTCCCGCCAAGGGTTATTGGAGAGCTATCAAAAATAGTACCAATTTCCGAAAGCATTATAGAGAACACTTGTCTTTGTGTAGGTGCGGTGCAAATAACTTTTGAAGGTTGATTTAGATATAAAAAACAAAGTGCGGCAACTGCTGATAAGAAGTCTTTACCTCTTGCGTTTCCAGAGCGAATACTTATTTTATTTTTAGTGCGAATTTGTTCTAATATTAATTTTTGTTGATAATCAAGAGTTGTAACACCTAAGACATCTTCTGCAAAGAATGACCAGTTATTTTCGTAAGATTTTAGTAATTCGTTATCGTTTATCTTTGACATATTTAAGCCATTTTGAGAAGTTATTATTTTCCTCTATTTCTTGTCTTAATTTATCCGATTGTCCTAGATAATTTTTTCCAAGAAATATTAGCATTGTGATATTGGAGTTGTCTATAGCAACCTCAAACTGTTTTAATCGTAGAATTTCCAAACCTTTGTGTTTAAGTGTTCTTGTATAGTGTTTCCATTCTATTTTTTTATCTATAAGACAGTGGTTATATAAAGTACCTCTGCTAATACCGAGATAAGTTGCTATATCAACAGAAGAAACCTGTCTCATTAAAAGGTTATCGATAAAGTTCCAGTCAAGGATAAACGGATCGTTACCATTACCCATTTTAACAAATTTAGATATAAAAGTTTCTTTAGTTTTTTTGGGTTTAAGTGTTTTGTTTTTAAAATTCATTGTTTGTGTAAGTATGACATCAAATGAAGTTTGATTATTTTATGAATTGTGATTCCGGCAAGTTGAGCATAATTTTTAATGTTTGTTTTTTTTAGTATATAAATTTTGTAATATAGATCATAAAAACAAGATTTGTAAGTAAATTTAGAAGGTTTGTTGATTGATATATATTGTTTTAAATTAGAATCTTTTCGGATCATTTTCAAACTGTAAGAATAAAACTGTTTAAAATTCATTATCTGTTCCTTGATGATTTGCCACCATTGTGTATGTAAAAATATTGCATAAGATAATCAATATTATCGTGAAGTTCTAAGTAATCCGCTCCTGAATTTATTAACAAATCTCTATAGGTTTTTTGTGCTTTTGTTAATTTGCCGGAGCCGGTTTTACATTCAATGTATAGGATTTTTCCTTTTGGATAACATTCAAAATCAGGAAATCCTTTTGCTGCTGCATTGATAATCGTTCCACATCTATAACAGCGATAAGACAGATGGATATATTTAACATTGATTTTATTTAGAAAATTTCCTATTGCTACCTCAAATTGCCTTGATCGTTTCATATTAAAACTATATAAGACAATTCGACAAAATGTCAAGTTTATTTAAATATTTTTTATTTTCTTTAATACGGATTTGCATTGACTTAAGTGATATTTCATCAATTGTCTTTTGTTTCACATTTAGTATGATAAAATTCTACAGT